ATGAAACTTTCAAACGCAGCAATAACGGCTATTGAAGCGGAAAGGAAAACAATACTTGCATTGGCTTTGGTACTGGATCGTTCTGAACAATGGATGCGTAGGGTATTGGAGAATAATAAAGAAAACGGGCCCCTCACCACAATTGCGGCACTCAAATGCATAAGGGATCATACCGGATTGACGGATGATCAGCTTCTACAAGCTGACCAATTACCAATAGCGGTTTAGTGCATCGTAAAAATACGGTGTAGAAATACGATTTCATAACCCTATTCAATTAATTACCAAAGGATAAACGTATGCCGCGCCCCATAACCCTTAAAACAATCCAGGAGCATCATGAGTGTGTTTGTGGCCGTAATGATGTTGAAATCCACCAGCAGCGATTAAGATGGAGGGACTTGAAAGGATACACGGTAATGAGATGTAAAACGAGCGGTATGCGATTTTGGTTCATCAAAATATTTTATTCAACCTGTAACTGTAACGAAATATGAAAACATTCCCAGGCGTAGAAAAGTTAACCCCCGATGAATTAAAAGTAGTTGGGCAGCTTGAAAAAGTTGATAGTAAATCCGTGTTTGGAATTATGATCAACAATGTAATGGCCAAACCTCACCCTGTTATTATTCGACAGCTTATTTCAGATATTAAAAGCCAATGCCATGATGCTCCCGATGTAGTGGCCGCCATGCTTGGTTACAAAACTTTTCTTTCAATTGTTAAACTGTAAAAATGCCTGTTCAGATAAATATTTCAGAATCTACTATTCAGGCCGCTATTATTGAAGGCGTTCGGCTGGCTATTGCTCCAATGTTGCCACGAGTAGCTGAAGGCTTGATTGCAGCAATGCCTGTGCAGGAACCTAAAGAAACAGCCGCGCCGGGTGCAAAGAGAATACTGCAGGAAAAAGGATACCGCGTCAAAAGTCACCGAAGCTTAATGAAAATACTAACGGAAAATGGAGTTACCGGCCGCAAACGGGGGGGGGAGTGGTGGTTTCCGGTGCAGGATATAAAGCTGATTGATTCTAAACGATAAAGATTTAATTGTTTATGGATGTATCTTTTTTATGGAATATAGTGGCAGCAATATTTGTGTATATAATTTTTCGGGCAGTGTGCAGGGAAGAGGATTATTAAATATTTAAGGACGGTTATAAGCCTCACCGCTGGCTTTAAATAGCGGTAGTTCTTTACAGTGCATATATGTTAGCAAAAAGCCGGCATCCCGTACAAGTTTGTCCGGTAAATAAGGAGGTGGCGAAATTGGTAAGCTCACGCAGACGCAGGAGACGTAAATCGCATAGTGTTTCCGCTGGATGATGCAACCAGCGTCCGGGTTCGAATCCCGGTCTCCTTACGATACCGGTTCTGGTATCATCTTTCTCAAGGGTTTAGGGTTGAACAAAGCCCCGACATTCTTGCCGGGGCTATTTTTAAAAACCAAAAATGAAACATCATGGCGACTGATGATTTTTTGAAAAGAGAATTTGTAATAAAAATTGCTTTGGGAGTAATGACGGCAATGATTGATAAAGACCGGTCTTTTGATCTTGGTGAAGGTGTGGTATTTGCCGCCGGTCTTGCCTGGGATGAGCTGCATAAAGATAAACCACCGGCCGTAGCGGATGTGCAAATGAAACTGGTTAGCGCTTAATTTAAAACCACCTATATCATGGCAGCAGAAATTAAATCCGGAAAAGTAAAAATTGAATTTTCCCTTTCGGCCTCACTTAAAAAGAAAATTTCAAAGCAGGCAAAAAAGCAAAATGTTTCAGTTTCCCAGCTTATGCGGGATATTTCACAGCAGTATCTTAAGAAAGGAAAATAATTTTTAACCGGGAGGGGCTTAAACAAATAGATTAGGATCGCCCCTCCTTTAACTACACTACAATGGGATTTGGCGATGGTGGACAAAAGCGTATTTATTGCGGCATCAAAGCGGGCAAAATTGCCCATAGGATTAACGAAAGCACGGTAGAACTTCATCATGATCTAACCGGGCAGCTTACGGATGCTTATGTAAAAGCGGATGGCAAGTTTGGACCGGAATTGCATCTCATCATTACAGATTCAACTGATGCGTATCAACTTCAAATGCAGTTAAACAGCGGATATGCTCGGGCGTTCCTTTGCATAGCGAAAAATATTGCTCCTGCCAGTCCGGCCACCTTTATACCTACCTATAAAGAAAAGGATGGCGTAAAGGAAACTGGAATGATAATAAGGCAGGATGGCTCCGCGCTGAAATGGTTTTTTAAAAATGATACCCCTAATGGTATGCCGGAATTGGTCCCATGTAAAATAAGAAACCAGGCAGGGCAATTGGTTGATGGTTGGGATAATACCGAACGGATGAACTTTTTATTGAAGGTGTTAAACGAAGAAGTTCGTCCGCTGCTTATTCCAGGTAAGGTTGTGCAGCGAAATAGTGCAGTTGAAAATATTCACCATAGTGATGGTTTTACTGACAATATTAACGATCCAGGCGCGCCGGATGATTTGCCATTTTAAAACTAATACCCGATGATTACCACATATCCTGTTATCTCCAATAATACCCCCGTGGTAGTTTATGATATGAGTTTGCCTTTTCCCCAGCGAAAGGATTCAGCTATTGAATTTGACAGTATACGCAAAGCCGGAAGTTACCTGTATGTCTCCCATAAAGTTGCATCTCGCGGAGCAAGATCCAGAACGCGTGTGTATAGTGCTACTAAAGGGAAAGAATTTGCCATTCGTTATAAAACAAAATAATCTTTAAAATGGATACCACTACCAACAGACAGCCAAACACACTTGTAAGTCTTGCTACAAAGAAGTCAAAGGAAATAGTTCGTCATGAATTCACAAAGGAGGAACTGATGATCATGAAAGATACTATTGCTCAAAACCTGGTTAAACTAAAAAAGAAATCCAAAGAGCTGAAGGACTTTAAGGATATCATAAAAGCAGAAACCAAACCCCTTAACCATGAAAACAATGAATTGCTGGAAGATGTGGTAACCGGCTTTAAGGATGTTGAAATGGAGGTATTGTTGGTTCCTGACTATGATAATAAGATTATGGAATTCTATAGCGAAGCCACAGGGGCCAAGGTGGGGGAACGTAGAATGCTGATGAGTGAATTTCAGGCAGAAATTAACTTCCCTCAATAAATTTTACACATGAAACAATTAACAATCAGCGACAAAGAAGCAAGAAAGATATACCCCTCAGCTATTGCTGAAATAAAAACAATTCTTGAAGGCACATTTGGAAAAGATTTTTTCTCTCAAAAAATTACCGATCGGGTTAAAGGTTTTGAAGATGCCTGCTTAGAAACCGGGGACGATCCCAATGATAACAGGTTTAAGGAGGGAACTCCTGATGAAATCGCTTACAAAAAGATTAAGGTTATTAATAAAGCCCTCAATGAACTGTGGGTTCCTAATTGGAATAATAGCAGCGAGCGTAAATGGTATCCTTGGTTTTACATGGATTCGGCTTCGGGCTTCGGTCTGGACGGTGCGAATTTCGCTTACGCGTATTCGGACGTCGGCTCCCGCCTTTGCTTTAAAACGGAAGAGCTTGCCAAATATGCAGCTAAGCAATTTGTGGACATCTATAAAGATTTTTTTACTCTTTAATAAAACATATGGACCTGATTAAAACATTTGAAGAGGCCTGCAATATAAAAGGCTTAGATCCGGAAAAGGTACTTCCTGATGTATCGGCTTATCCCGTTCAGCATCAAAAGGCCCTGATCGCTACTGCGAAGCTGTTCATTATTAACGATGTATTAAATGAGGGGCACAGGTTTGATTGGAATAACGATGATGAATATAAGTGGTATCCCTGGTTTGATATGGAGGTAACTGATGACAACCCTTCGGGCTTCGGTCTGGGCGCTGCGGGTTACGATAACGCGAATTCGTACGTCGGCTCCCGCCTTTGCTATCGGACACGGGATTTGGCAAAATATGCGGGGAAACAATTTGAGGATTTGTATAAGGATTTGATGGTCGTGTCTTAAGTATGTGGGTTGTGCACTTATTGAGCGGTGTTCTTTTCAGCTTCGGGCTTCGGTCTGAACGATGCGAATTACGATAACACGAATTCGAACGTCAGCTCCCACCTTTGGCAAATTTTTATAAGTGCAAACCTTGCCTCTTGGCAAAAAATGACATTTTTAATATGGGGCATTGGTATCCCGTTAGGTAGAGAATATGACCCGTAAAAGAAAAGGCTTAATAATGAAACGATTGAATAATTTATATCAAAAAGTTTGCAGTATTGACAACCTCAATTTAGCGGATGAGATTGCCAGGAAAGGAAAAAGCAATCAGTATGGAATTAAAGTACATGATAAAAACAGGTCCAACAACATCATTTCCCTGCAGCAAAGTTTGATCAATAAAACATTCAAGACTTCAAAATATACTACGTTCAAAGTTTATGAACCCAAGGAGAGGATTGTATTTCGTTTGCCTTATTATCCTGATCGCATATTGCATCACGCCATTATGAATGTAATGGAGCCAATATTTGTTTCTGTGTTTTCCGCGGATTCATATAGCTGTATAAAAGGTAAGGGAATACATGGAGCAGCCAGGGCGGTGAAAAGAGCTTTAGTTGATACCGGCAATACAACTTATTGCCTTAAGATGGACATCCGGAAGTTTTATCCAAGTGTTGATCATGCCATTTTAAAAAATCTTCTGAGGAGGAAAATCAAGGATAGTGAACTCCTTTGGCTCCTGGATGAAATAATTGATAGTGCGGAAGGCCTGCCAATTGGAAATTACCTTAGTCAGTACTTCGCTAATTTTTATCTCACCTATTTTGATCATTGGCTGAAGGAAGTAAAAAGGGTCCAATATTATTTCCGCTACGCGGATGACCTGGTTATTTTTTCGTCAAATAAGAAGGATCTGCATAATCTGTTGCAGGAAATAAGTATTTACCTACTCCAAAATTTGAAATTAATTGTAAAAGGCAATTGGCAGGTTTTTCCAGTTGATAGCAGGAGCGTTGACTTTGTTGGGTACCGCTTTTACCATACTCACACATTATTAAGGAAAAACATAAAGAAGAATTTTGCAAGAATGTTAGCTAAAAGAAAAAATAGAGCATCCATTGCTTCTTATTATGGTTGGGCGAAACATTGCGATAGCAGGCATTTAATGAAAAAGTTACTTAATGAAGCAGTTTAAAGAATTTGGAATAAAAACCATTAGTCAAAGTTTTACCGGGGATAAAATTAAAATTAACAGGATTTTGAATCGCGAAATAGTAGTTCATGATTATCGAATAGAACAATCAAAGTTCGCAAAGGGTAATGGAAAGTGCCTCCATATGCAAATTGAACTGGATAGCACTAAACATGTTGTGTTTACGGGTTCTTCTTTTCTTATAGAAGTTATTCAGCAAATACCAAAACCTGATTTTCCTTTTAAGGCAACCATTGTAGAAGAGAATGAGCATTTTGAATTCAGATAATAAATTTTAAACCATCTTCAAACAAGAAACATGTCAGAAAAAAATTTTTTCCTTGACGGCGAATCAAAGGAAGTTGTGATAAGGGAGGGGGCTGCTCCTGAAGTTTTCCCTCCCAGGGCAGTTAAACTTAACGGTAATATTTTTGCGCCGCTTGAATTTGTCACGAAGAGAAAGGTAGAAATACCTGCTAATAAAACCAATGTCGTTTTCGATTATGATAAGCTTTCTATAGAATTAACAGTTGATGAGGATGTTCATTTTGCAAGTATTATCACCGGGAAGCTGGAAAAGTTCCCGGACCTCTTAAGCTTTTGTATCAACAATCCAAAACGATTTAGTATTGTTGAGTTGTTTAAAGTGCTTCGTCTCAAACGGGCTTATTTTCAAACAAGAGAAGAGCATGCCAGGATATTAAGCCAATTGCAAAAGTTGGAAGTAAATACCCAGGTTAAATTTACCAGCGCCAACGATTTAAAGGGTAATGCCGCCATTCAAAAACTGGTTGAAGCCAAATCCAACCTTGACCTTTCATTTATCCTGAACATTCCAGTATATAAAGGAATTGCCGCAAAAACCTTTGTCGTGGAAATTGATGTAGAGCCAACAGATGGTACTATTCTTTGCGGGTTGGTTTCTTCTGATTTGGCAGATATTGAAATTCAACTGCGGGATGAAATTATGACGGCGCAATTAAAGGCGTTCTCTGAGTATGTTGTAATTGAAAAGTAAAAGTAATTTAATCAGCAACCGGCGGTATGGCAAAAATTGATTTTTGTTTCACTTTTTATGATGGCGATGCGGCAAAGGATGTTGCTCACATGAATCGTTTGGAACGCGGCGCTTATTATGACCTTATTTCTGCTCAACGAAAGCGCGGACACCTTTCAAAAGATGATATTAAGAAAGTGTTGGGTGGTGATTTTGAAATATGTTGGAATGCGATTGAATGGATTTTGGAAAAGGATGCTGAAGGTAGATATTATATAGAATGGCTTGAGAATTCTCTTGAAAAAATGCGGCGGCATTCAAAAAAGCAAATAGTGAATATCGCACAGCGGTGGAATAATGATAATGCAGATATTGTACCAAAAGAATACCAAAAGAATACCAAACACATACCAAGCCTACAAGATGGTATTACCTCAAACATACCTTTAGAAAATGGAAATGAAAATGAATATGGAGATGAAAATGAAGAGGGAAATGAAATTTTTGGAAAGTCTGAAAACCTTTTGCCTGAAGTAGAGGAAAATTCCGGAATCGTAGTGCAGATGTTGCAGCTTTACCAGCGAAGATTTCCCCGGTATCCGCCCGATAAAAGCAAGGATAATCCTGCCTTGCTGCAGATTGCATACAAGATTGCCGATGGATTGCCACTCCCTCGGAGCCATGTTGTTGACAATGATCCGGGCGAACATATCAAGCGACGATGGGGCGAAATTCTTGATTTTGCGAAAGCAGATGCATGGTTTAGTACACGGTCCATAAGTGATTTAAACAACGAATGGCAGCGCCTGAACAACAAAATCCACAGCAATGACATCATTTCAAACCGAACTGGAAAAAACGGAAAAATTGTCCTTGAAACAAACCCAAATGCAGATTTTGGACAGCTATAGCCACATAATGCTATCTGAGGAAGAAACAGCGACGGCACTCATAGCAGCTAAACGCAAAAAGGAGAATTTGCAAAAAGAACAGGAAAACCTGAAACGAATGGAAGCCAATCGCAGATATCTTACCGGCTACCAGTGGAGTTATGAGCAAACGAAATCTTTCATGCAGTACCGTGCCAATATGCTGTTTGAAGGAAAATTTAAGCTGGATGAAAAAAATTTTTCTGTGTTTGAATTGCTCACGCATTACTTCAGCAATTCATCCGGCTTTATTCCATTAGCTCAAGATATGGGAGTGAAAAACCCGTCATTAGAAAAGGGCATCCTGTTGGCCGGCATCCCTGGTACTGGAAAAACCTGGCTGATGAAACTTTTCTCCAAAAATCAAAGGCAGGTGTTTTTTATGAAAAATGCAAAGGCGATTTCTGAAAGCTACGCATCCGGGGGATGGGATGGCATACAGGAATATCTGGAGCCAGTAAAAAACCCAGTAAATGATGCTGGTGCGTTTTTTCACCCCATTGCGGGCATTTGTATTGATGATACAGGAACTGAAGACGTTCGACAAAACTTTGCCAATAAAAGCAATGTGATTGGTGATATCATTCAGGTGCGGTATGATACCAGGTATACAGGTCCGTTACTGCACGCGACAACAAATTTAAAGGCGGATCAGCTAAAAGATTTCTACGGTGAAAGGGTATCCAGCCGTATGAAAGAAGTTTTCAATTTTATTCAAATAGCCGGAAGCGATAGGAGAAAGTAGTATGCCACGAAAAAAATCATATATAACCGTTAAGGATCAATTCTGCGGAAGCGGGGGAAGCAGTCAAGGAGCTAAGGCCGCCGGAGCTGAGGTAAGAGTAGCAATGAATCATTGGAAACTGGCAATTGAAACCCATAGCACAAACTTTCCTGATACAATGCACGATTGCACTGATATTTCTGCAAGTGATCCGCGGCGTTATCCTTCCACCGATATATTAATTACTTCACCAGAATGTACTAATCACAGTTTAGCCAAGGGAAAGAAAATCCTTAAAAAGCAAATGGATTTGTTTGCATCTGGTAAAATGGATCCCGCCGCGGAAAGAAGCCGGGCAACAATGTGGGATGTGCCACGCTTTGCAGAATACCACAATTATAATGGTGTTATTGTTGAAAATGTAGTTGATGCGAGGAAATGGGTAATGTTTGACGCTTGGTTAAAGGCAATGCATTCATTGGGATATATGCATAAATGTGTATACAGGAATAGCATGCATTTTCACCCCACACCACAAAGTAGGGATAGAATGTATGTGGTTTTTTGGAAAAGAGGCAACAAAGCTCCTGATCTTAATTACATGCCCCTGGCTAATTGTCAAAAATGTTGTAAAAATGTAAATGCAATACAGTCCTGGAAGCCAGACCAGAAATCATTTAAGTATAAAACCGGTTATCAATATTGTTGCCCAACCTGTAGTACAGTAGTTGAACCGTATTATTATGCAGCATTTAATTGTATAGATTGGTCCGATATTGGAAAAAAAATTGGTGACAGAGAAAAACCACTAAGCCCCAATACTATAAAGAGGATTAATTACGGAATTGACAAATTTGGGGGGCAGCCGCTTCAAATTGTAAATTATACGCCTGGTTATACAAAAACATTGGGCGAAGCGACTGCAACGATTACGACCAGGGATAGTTGTGGGTTATTAACTCCCTTTGTAATCAATGACCAGCATTCAACTGGTATAGATTTCAGAGTTAGGGGTATGGGAGATATATTAAACACTGTAACCACAACTCCACACTTTAAAATTATACAACCATTCATTTTAAAGGCTGAACATTCTAATCAAACAAATGTTCGCGGTTCTATGTTTCCGTTTCAAACGCAGACCACAAGACAAAGTATGGGATTGATTTGCGATCCTTTATTAATTGAAATGAACAGAACCGGAAAAGCTAAGCCATTAACTCAACCAACATCAACATTTACAGCCGGAGGGATAAATCATGCATTAGCTGTTCCTGTTATTCCGATAGCCAGGGGGAAGAGTATGTCCATATCTGCCTTTGATGCCTTAAATACCGTTTCTGCCGGAGGAATTCATTCGGGTATTCTTACTACTGATCAATGGAATAGTTTCATTGCCTACAATTATAATGGCAATCAAATTAGCCACATTTCCGAAGCCTGTGATACAGTAACAACTAAAGAGAGGATGAGCTTATTGAGCTATCAAAAGCCGTCTGTTGAAGATTGCTATTACAGAATGCTCAAGCCGCATGAAATACAATTGGCAATGGCCTTTGATAAAAATTATGTTGTATTGGGATCCGGGAAAGATAAAGTTCGGCAATTGGGAAACGCTGTTACCCCTCCTGTAATGGAATGGTTGGTAAGGCAAGTAATAGCATCATTAAAATAAAAGTATGGTAAAGGCAAGAGTTATGATAGGCATTGATCCGGGGGTTAATACAGGTTTTTGTGTTTATAACAAAAAAACAAAGTTAATACGCGAGATCGAAACATTTAAGATTCATGAAGCAATGGCGTCTGTTTTAAGAGTGTCAGACTATTATAGTCAATCTGTCTTTATAAGGATTGAAGATGCCAGGCAAAGGAAGTGGTTTGGTAAAAATACCATTGGAAAAGATCAGGGTGCCGGTAGTATAAAAAGGGATTGTACAATTTGGGAGGATTTTTTAAACGATCATGGAATTCCATTTGAGATGGTGCCACCCAAAAACAATATAACGAAATTATCTGCGTCCAATTTTAAAAAACATACTGGCATTACTCAACGGACAAGCCAGCATGCACGTGACGCCGCAATGTTAGTTTATGGCTTTTAAATTTAAAAAATATGATCACAGTTGATGTAAATCGGGCTATGAAAGATATATCCCGGAATTTCAAAAAATTACAACGGGAGCAAATTGATAAAGCCACGTCAAGGGCTATCAATAAAACACTTTTGAAGGCACGGACTGAAGCGCGCAGAGCAGTCAAGGATGTTTACAATATCCCTCAAAAGAACTTAGAGGGTATTCGCCGGATTACTTCAAAACCTTCCTTTTTGGAGGGCTACATAAAAGCCAGCACCATACCAATTCCAATGGATGCTTTTTCCCCAAAGTTTGAAACAGCTACATCCAGTGTGTCAGTATCAAGAAAAGGGGTACAGCGTACCAAGGAGTTTAAGCGTAAAAGGAAATCCCCTGCTATGGGTGTAAGTATTGAGGTGTATAAAAGCAAAAGGGAGACTGTGCCATTTGCTTTTATGATAAAGGGGGGAAAACCCAGGGTATTTGCCAGGGGTCAGTATAAGACTGGTGGCGGATCATATGGATTCATAAGGCGTTATAAAAGAGTGAATAAAACAGGGAGTGATATTCCTGTTAAGCCCTTACTATCTGTTACTGTGCATGGTGCTGTTATTAACGAAAGGGTATTGGGTAATATCAAACGTATTGTATTGCCGCACTTTAGTAGCACTATGGAGCATGAGATAAATTATATCATAAGTCAATCTAAATGAGGTTGGTATAGTGAAGGAACCTGGCAGGTTGTTGACCTATGACAATAATTATCAAATGGTAAGGCCCCCGGCATCGGTTCCCCCTAAATCTAAATGTTCTGCGGCTACCCGGAGCCGCAGAAAACCGTTAGCGATAGAGTTTTTTTAAGTCCGCAGGCGTTGATTACCAAATGATAAAGAAAATTGATAACACTAAAATATCAGTTAGGGAATATGCAAGGCGGCTGGGGGTTGATGAAAAAGCCATTCGGAAGGCAATCGAATCTGCAAAAATTAAAAAGGGCTATGACCCTAAACTGAAAAAAATTATACCCGCCATTGCCAATAAGGAATATGGCAACACTGTAGTAAAAAAACCACCAAAGCAAGATCCACCTCCTAAAAAAAAGCCGGCAAAGCGAAAACATAAAAATGACCATGAGGATAGGCTTTTTGCAAAGGATAATGATTCTTATGCTGAAGCGCTAAGAAAGGACACAATAATTAAAGCAAATACCAATGCTTTGAAATTGCGAATGCGTGAGGGTGAACTGGTAGAAAAGCAAAAGGTTTTTAAAGAGTTATTTTCTTTTGGAAAACAAATAAGAATAAAATTCCAAAGTGTACCGGATAGGATAATTGATGATCTACTGGCCGCACCAGGAAGAAACGAAGCTCACACCATTTTATTTAATGCAATTGCTGATGTCCTGGATGAATTAACAGGGGTCGGTGAAAGCGATTTAAAACTTAATCAGTAATGAAAATTGAAACAAAATTCAACATTGGTGACCCAGTCTTCTACATGAATGGCAACAAAGTCATTCAGTCCACAATTCATAATGTGCATGTCGAAACGTATGACGGGGAGGTGGTTATACTTTATGACCTGTTTCCTCCCAATGATGAAATGAAATTGCGTGAAGATGAAAACAGCGTTTTTAAAACAATTGAAGATTTGTTTGAGCACCTGAAGAAAACACAGATTGTTGACACTGAGTAATTACAGCATGAAACTAATACCGATTTTATACAGTACGCCAATGGTGCAGGCTATACAGGATGATAGAAAAAACAAGACCAGAAGAATAGTGAAGGGCAAGGCTTTGGATTGGCTGCAGCCAAATATGTTCACCGCTGAATTTGTAGCCCGACCCGAAAACAGTATGTGCCCATATGGTAAGTCAGGCGATGTGCTTTGGGTAAGGGAAATGCATTACAGCTATGGGTGCTGGGTTAAGGACGGACTCACGAAAACCGGCAAACAAAAATGGAAGTTCAAACCTGATGATAGTTTCGAAACGGTTAGGTATTTCGATGACCCGCCAAATAAAATTGAAGAAAATTCATATAGGGGTACAGGATGGTATAAGCGTCTTGCCAGGTTCATGTTCCGCAAGCATAGCCGCATATTCCTCAAAGTAACCGACATACATGTGGAGTGCCTGCATGATATATCACAGGAAGATGCTGTAGCAGAGGGGATCAAACCTATTCAATCATTTGAATCTGGTACCGGTATATCGAAGCGCCAAATGTTTGAAAATTATTTGCCTATGGGATACATGGAGGTTTTGCCAATAGATTCATTCAAATCTCTTTGGATAAAAATAAATGGGCAACAGTCCTGGGATTCCAACCCGTGGGTATGGGTGATCAGTTTTGAAAAAACCGAAAAACCTACATAAAAATCATTATGGAACTAAACATAGTTAACCAAACAGCCCCAACATTTCATGAAGCTGTTGGTATATCAGAAAGTAGAGCAAATGAATTATCGGACGCCTTGGATGCCATGGTAGAACGGTACTCTTCCCGGACGCAATTGGTCCGCGTGTGCGATGTATTTTATGAGATTGTTAGTTTTTGTAGCAATATGGAAGAGGTAATTTACTGCACTCTCAATCACGCAAATTGGCATGCTGCCCGCGGCATGCTCCTATGCCCACCTCAAAATAAAAACAGGTCATGATAGAAAATCTTTATACCCCATCCTGCATAAGAACATTTACCGGCAAGTACATCAATGTTTTCAATCCGGATCCAGAGTTAATTTGTATTGAAGATATTGCCCATTCGCTTTCAAACCAATGCCGGTTTGGTGGACATCTTCCAGAATTTTATTCAGTGGCACAACACAGCTTTTATTGTGCGTCATGGGTTGCCAAAGAACATAAGTTGGCCGCTTTGCTTCATGATGCAAGTGAAGCGTACCTATTGGACATACCCAGTCCGGTAAAGGCCGGACTATCCAATTACAAAGAAATTGAGGATCAGCTAATGCAGTTGATAGCCGAAAAGTTTGGGTTTAAATATCCGCTGGATGATGAAGTTAAAAATATAGATAAAGAATTACTGCAGTTGGAATGGGAGCAGCTCATGCTGAGAAAAAAGGGCAGATGGTACCGCGATATAGTGCCTGTCATTCCCGTTACCGCTAAAGGTGTTTTTTTAAACAAGTTCAAAAGTTTAACGCAATAAGAACAAATGTATGAATAAATTAAACCCTTCAGAAGTTTTCATTATCCATATGGCATTGCAATCACTTATTGATGATACAGAATCAGTATGCAAGAATGCCAGAATTCCATTCACACCAGAGGCAAGAAAGGACATGAAAGACATTTTGGATAATGCAAAAAGCGCCTTGAAAAAAATAACTGTTGTATCGGGGTCCACAATAAGAATGGATCCATACAAAGAAGGTGATGAGGCTGAATTTTTAACTAAGCAGTCTTAATGAGTAATATGCAATTACTTCAAGCCAGGAGGATAGCTGTGGATATTTGTTATCTGCTGCAACCGTATTGCAGCAAAATCAATATTGCCGGAAGCATTCGCCGGCAAAAGGCTGAAGTGAAGGACATTGAAATTGTTTGTCTGCCAATTGTAACCGAAATGACAGATTTATTTGGTGCTGTTATTAAAACACAACGCAGTGAATTGTTTTTTAATGAATGCAAAAAGTTAGGCACTTCGGTTAAAGGGAATCCGGGTGGCAAATACATGCAGATCAGTTTGCCATCAGGCGTAAACCTTGATTTATTCATGCCAGAGGCTGCGGATTATTTCAGGCAATATGCCATCCGTACCGGTTCGGCTGATTATTCTTATAAGGTAATCGCTGCTGCCTGGAAAAGAAAGGGATGGTGTGGATCTGATTTGGGTTTAAGAAAAATGATTGATTGTCTGGAAATCAAAACGCCTGATGGAAAAAGCAAGTGGAAATGTGTTAATTCAGCCGGGGAAATTCCGCCGGTGTGGGAAAGTGAAGAAGTATTTTTTTCCTGGCTGGGGGTTGATTATTTACCCCCAAAATACAGAAACTTTTAAGCATGGATGAGAATTTTGAAATGGAAGTTGGCAAAATATACTTTGTCAGCTTTGGTATTAATACCCAAATTGTTGGCAGGTATAAAGGGTCTGATGCCTGTAATCATTACTTTTTTGATATCCTTCACTATTGGAATGGGTATGAAAGTTTTAGAAAACAAAAAGAGTATTGTGTGAGAAATGGAATAGAGGAAATCCGGCCCGCTACATTGCCTGAAAAGCATACATTAATCCGATTTGAGTTAGAACATAATTGTATATAAATGAAACAATCAAATAAGAAGGCCCCCATTCCTGAAATATTGACCCTGGATGATATTCTAAAAATAAGAAACCAGCTTCCAGATAACTGGATGTGGCACAAATGTTATGAGTTGGGGTACATAAATACCCGGACTGGTCAGGAATTTATAAAGAAGCATTGGGCTTTAACCTCTCCGGATAATAAAGGTTGCGTTCATTCTCTTGGTTTAATAAGCCACGATTGTACCTCATCAAGAAAAGAGTTTATTGAAAATGATATACCCGTGCAGTTCGTGGAGAAAAGTTTACTGATCATTGATTTTTTATTGGCTGAAATTGAAAAACTGAAAGCAATATGAAAAATATTTTTTATGAGAACGAAAGTTGAAATAGCTGCACTAATGTATAAGTGTCAATCGTCGGCTAAAGTATTGTTTGCAGAACAGTATGATGAAAAAATTTTATGGTATAAAGACTTGATTCGGGCTTGTCAAAAAAAACATGAGTTAGAAGTGCTTGAAGCTGTAATGAAATTGAGTAATGATGATGCAGTTAAAGAAAACGGAATGGCAGTAATGTTTTTAATGGCTGCTGCTGTCGAACTGATTGAGCCGAATTCAGTAGCATAGCCACCAGCGGTTGACGGCTATGCGTTCACCGCCCTGAGCAAACTTGAAATCTAATTAAAAGTTATACTATGTCAAACGAACAAATTGCAGATTTTCTGAAAGGCGAAATTTATAAAATAGAAAAAAGCAAAGAAGAGGCTAAAACAGATCCAGATGGACGTATTGTTACGGTACACATCAATGCCGAAATATTTTTGAAAATGGCTTATTTGTTTGTCGGTATTCACGGTGGCAGCCCTTCCGAATTTTAATGAATCTTAACACCGAAATAATCAAAGGCTTTATTGAAGGATTGCGGCCCGAACAGCGCCTAACGGTAAGCCAGTGGGCTGATGAATTCAGGGTGTTAAGTACTGTTAGTTCTGCGGAACCCGGTAAATGGCGTACAGCGCGGACCCCTTATCTTAAGGAGATAATGGATAAATTAAGTGTCAATGATCCCGCACAGGAGATCATTGTAATGAAAGGTGCACAGGTTGGGCTTACCGAAGCAGGATGTAACTGGATCGGTTATACCATAGATGTTGCTCCATGCCCGATGCTGGCAGTGCAACCTACCAAAGATATGGCTGAACGAAATTCTAAAATTCGTATTCAACCAATGATTGATTCATGCCCATCACTTTCAACCAAGGTAAGGCCTGCCCGTTCGCGGGATAGCGGAAATACGGTTCTTAAAAAAGAGTACCCCGGCGGAGTGCTGGTTATGCCTGGTGCTAATGCCGCCGCTGGATTACGGTCCATGCCGGCACGAAACTTATTCCTTGATGAGGTGGATGCTTACCCCCTTGATCTGGATGGTGAGGGTAGCCCAATTGATCTGGCTAAAGCAAGAACCCGCACATTTCCCAAAAAGAAAATATTTATAATCAGCACACCAACCATTCAGGGAGGCTCCATTATAGAGGCTGAATTTCTCACCACATCACAAAAATATTATCACGTTCCTTGCCCGCACTGCGGAGCGTTGCAGATACTAAAATTTGACAGACTTCGTTGGAAGCCGGGAGATTTCAGCAAGGTAACTTATGAATGTGAACACTGTAATGAATCAATACAAGAACGCTTTAAACCTAAAATGTTTGCCGCAGGGCTATGGATGTCAACGGTTCCTGAAATGGATAGCATCAGGCGTTTCGGTTATCATATCAGTTCCCTTTATTCTCCATTCGGTTGGTATAGCTGGGCCCAGGCTGCGGAGGATTATGAAAAGGCCGCCGGCGATATTCCCAAACTAAAAACATTCACCAATACCGTATTAGGCGAAACCTGGAAAGAAGAGGGTGACGCTCCGCCATGGGAAAGCGTTTATAACCGGCGCGAAATGTATCCACAAAATAAACCGGGTTCTAAAGTTGCATTTCTTACCTGTGGAGTTGACATTCAAAAAGATCGCATTGAACTGGAAATAGTGGGATGGTCCCATGGTAAGCAATCATATTCTATTGATTACCGTGTATTGCTTGGTAATACCTCCGGCGAAACATCGGAAGTGTGGGGGCATTTGGCGAAGGTGTTGGATGAAACATGGGAACGAGAAGATGGCGCTCTTTTATCTGTTCGCCTGATGGCTATTGACAGCGGGTATAATTCTTCTGAAGTGTATTCCTTTTGCCGGAAATACGATCCATCCCGTGTAATACCAACAAAGGGGAAAGATGCACAAAGTGTTATGATCTCTCCTCCTCGTGCTGTTGATACTTCCCGGTCAGGGAAAAAAATAAATGATGTCAAAATCTGGCATATAGGTGTTTCGCTGATGAAATCAGAACTATATGGTTGGCTCCGCCTGCAAAAAAATGAAGATGGTACTTATCCAAATGGGTACTGCCATTTTCCACAATATGATTCCCATTATTTTAAAGGGTTGACTGCGGAAGTTTTGGAAAGTAAAAAGATACGGGGCTTTGACAGATTTCAGTGGGTAAAAAAATATGAAAGGAATGAGCCATTAGATTGCAGAGTTATTGCCAGGGCTGCAGCTTCCGTTATTGGTATGGATCGTTTTAAAGATGAACATTGGAATTATTTGGTCACAAATGTTTCTTTCCAAAAGAAAAATAGTAATATAGGTAGCCCCCCAAAGAAAAAGAAAAGTTCTTTTTGGGATAAATGATAGTATGGCTATGAATGACAATTATCCAAAACCTTTATACGAACTTGTTATTGAAGCTACATGTATTTATTACAAAATAACAAGGGAGGAGCTTTTCGCCAAACGCGCTGTTCAGGCAACTATTGATAAAAAACAGATTTGTTTTTATATCATTAAACAGGAAACTAATCTTCGTCTTTCTGCCATATCCCGAATTACCGGCCACAGCCGCACGACCTTACAAAGTGCGTTGGAAAAAGTCGAAGGTGAAAAGGATATTTATAGGCAAGTTTTAGACCAAATCAATGATATTATGGTTATCGTCTATAACTTACATTCAAAACAAAAAAAGCAATGGGGCAAACGTTCACAAGTGATCAGTTAACAGCCCTGGAAGCTGCTATTGCACAGGGTGCGTTGGTGGTGGAATATGGTGATAAAAGGGTTGAATATCGCAGCCTTAATGAAATGTTACGAATCCGGGATTTAATGCGCGAAGTAGTAACTCCGGATTTGGTAAATGGTAACAGGCGATTTGGAGCCTTCAAAAAGGGGTTGTTATGAATGTAGTTGATAAAGTTGTTGCCTTCGTAAATCCAGAAGCAGGCCGACGCAGAGTTGCAAGCCGCATGGCTTTACGTTTACTTGAAAAGAGTAGCCGCAAATTTGAAGCTGCTGCAGGCGGCCGCCGCACCGATGGTTGGGCAGCATCCGGATCCTCTACTAATATGGAAATTTCCGCCGCACTTCCAAAGTTGCGGTCTCGCTCCAAAGAACTTGCTCGAAATAACGGTTATGCACGCAATGGTATTAAGCGCATTGCGAACAATGTAATTGGTACCGGAATATTACCTACGCCATTGAATGTGACAGATGCCGTTTCCAAAAAAATAATGACTGCATGGCTTTTGTGGGGTGAAAAAGTTAGTTGTGATTTTGATGGCAAATTTAACTTTTACGGGCTGCAAAAATTAGTGATGCGTACCGTAGCTAAGTGCGGTGAATGCATTATACGACGTGTGAGATTAAAAGACGAAGGAGATAAAATACCTCTCGAATTACAAGTATTAGAACCAGATTTTATTGATACTTCAAAAAATGATCAGTTAAAAGTGGATGGAGGTTATATCCTGAATGGCATTGAATATAATGCAAAGGGAAAAGTTGCCGGATACTGGTTATATAAAAGGCATCCCTTAGAGTTCACTACCGAAAGCGCATTTGTGCCCGCCGCCGATGTTATTCACGTCTTTGATGTTGAAGATCCGGGGCAAAACAGAGGCATTCCTTTCCTTACGTCTTCCATGCTTCGTTTGAAAGATTTTGATGAGTATGAAGATGCGCAATTGCTCCGCCAAAAGATTGCAGCCTGTTTTTCCGTTTTCATTACTGAAAATGAAAACCTTAATCCAATATCCACCAATTCAAGTTCAGAACAATTAGAAAGGGTGGAACCTGGAATAATTGAACATTTGCCACCCGGCAAAACAGTTTCTTTTGCTACGCCTCCGCCTGCTGAAGGTTACGATAAATATTCCCAGCAGGTATTGCGTGGAATCTCCGCAGGTATCGGCACGTCCTATGAGGCGCTGACTAATGATCTCTCCAATGTTAATTTTTCTTCCGGCCGCATGGGCTGGATAGAGTTTCAGCGCAATATTGAAGACTGGCAATGGATGATGCTCATCCCTGTGTTTTGTGATCGGGCATGGGATTGGTTTGTCGAAGCCGCTGCACTTAAAGGAAATGCAGAGCCTGGTAAAACAATTCCGGTAAGTTGGACAGCTCCCCGCAGGGAAATGATTGATCCCGTGAAAGAAACCGAGGCGCTATCTGAACAGGTACGCAATGGATTTATAACATGGCATAATGCTGTTAAATCAATGGGTGAAAATCCGTCTGAAATACTTGCACAAATGATAAAGGATGCAAAAGCATTCGATGCTGCAGGGTTAATGCCCGCATGCGATCCGCGCTTTGATACCAACCGCGGAAATGAAGAAAAAACTCCTGATAAAAGTAAGTCAAAAGATAAATCATCCGATGATGAAAAGTAGGTTTTGATTTATTGTCAAACATTTGCCTAATAATCGCCTATTCACTTTTTAGCAACCAAAATAGTTTTGGTTTCCAAGATTCATTTTGATCTGCATGAAAAAAGTTCGGGTAAGTGATAATTTGTTCAGAGCAGCGTTAGACGCGAAAACATTCAATGATGCTGATAACACAGTAGATGTTGTGTTTGCCAGCGAGGCGGAAGTTTTGCGCAATAGCTGGGATGGTAAATTTATTGAAGTGCTCGATTGTAAGGAGCCCTCCGTTCGTCTTGAGCGTTTAAATGCCGGGGCCCCGGTTGTTGATTCTCATTCTACTTATTCTTTAAGAAGCCAATTGGGTGTTGTCGTTCGGGCATGGATTGAAAAAAAATCTTGCCGGGCAACAATCCGCTTTTCTACACGTGAAGAATTTGCCGGTATTATAACTGATATAAAAGCTGGCATTATCAAAAACGTTTCTGTTGGCTACAGGGTATACAAGTATGAAGTGAAGGAAGGACAAAAAGACGAAGTACCTACTTACAGGGCACTGGATTGGGAGCCAATGGAAATATCTATGGTACCCGTTCCCGCTGATTATACAGCTACAGTTAGAGCAGATGAATCCCGCTTTTATGATGCAGAAATTATAAACTCAAATCTTTCAAATACCAACAAAATGGCAAAAGAAAACGAAGAAAGGGCCGGCGAAGTTACAACTCCTGCAGCCCCAGCCACACCGGCGCAACAACCTGCAACCCCTCCTGTTGACGCTGAAGCTATTCGTAGCGCTGCGGTTGCTGCTGAACGTACCCGTTCAGAAGATATCCGCACAGCAGTTCGTGCGGCAAACATTGGTGAAGCTTTTGCCCATAAGCTTATCAACGCTGGTGTTACCATTGATGAAGCCCGCAAACAAATTATTGACAAGCTGGCCGCAGATCAACCCCCGGTTGAAACGCGGAGCACCCACAGCGCTAAAGTAACGGGACCAGATGAAACTGTGCAAACGCGCAATGCAATGGAGGAAGCTATTTTGCACCGCGCACAGCCTGGTACTTTCGAATTAAAAACCGATAAGGCCAAGGAATACCGTGGGCATTCGCTGTCTGATTTTGGGCGCTCCATTTTGGAAGCATCCGGAATAAAAGTTACTGGCTTTACGCGGGATGAAATTGTTTCCCGTGCATTGGCAACCAGCGATTACCCCGCTTTGTTGTCGGGTGTTGTAAATAAATTTTTGCGCCGTGCTTATAGTCTGGCTCCTCAAACCTGGAAGCCTTTGGCAACACAGGTAAGTGCAAGTGATTTTAAACAGATCACAGGAGTGCAGTTCGGAGGAAGTGTTAAACTGGAAAAAGTTGCCGAACATGGTGAATACAAATATGGTCAACTGGCAGAAAGTAAGGAAGCTTTCAAGCTGGATACCTACGGAAAAATAATTTCAATCACCAGGCAGGCGCTTGTTAATGATGATTTGAATGGTTTTGCACGGGTTAGCCAATTGTTTGGCGCTGCTGCTGCTAACCTGGAAAGTGACATCATGTGGGGATTAATTACAGGTAACCCAACAATGGGTGATGGTGTCGCGCTTTTTCATGCAACTCATAAAAACTTATCGGCCGCCGGAGCCCCCCCCAGTGAGACTACTCTAAGCACTGCAAGGACAGCCATGTTTAAACAAACTGGTCTTGCCGATGAAAAGCTTAATGTAACGGCACAGTATTTAATCGTTCCCATTGAACTGTATATAACCGCTCAAAAACTGATGACGGCCGTTACCGCCGGTAAAACCGCAGATGTGAATGTATTTAACGGTGCATATACGCTTATAACAGATGGCCGTCTTACCGATGCCAAAGCATGGTATTTGGCGGCAGCTCCCGGTGCCATTGATACGCTGGCTTATGCATACCTCAATGGTCAGGGCTTATTTACCGAATCCCGCAACGGCTGGGAAGTAGATGGGGTTGAGATTAAAGCTCGTTTGGATTTTGCCGGCGTGGTTTGGGATCACCGTGGTTTATATAAGGATCCCGGTCAGTAAAATTTATTAAAGTAATAAGGCATCGTTTGCGGTGCCTGTTTTTAAAAGCCTGTATTAAAATTTATACAATGAAAAATTTCATACAAAAGGGGGATTTTATTGATGTAGTTGCCGGAGGCACTGTAACCGCAGGTAGTGTGATTAAAGTTGGTGATCTAATCGGTATTGCAACTATTGATGCCATATCAGGAGAAACATATCCCGTTGCACTCACCGGTGTTTTTAGTGTTCCTAAAGCTGGATCGCTGGCTATTAGCCAGGGTGATACCGTGTATTGGGATGTCACTGATGGTAATTTCAATAAAACGTCAACCGACAATTTTAAAGGAGGCCATGCTGTTGCTGATGCACTAAGTGCTGACACAACCTTTTTAATCAGGCTTGCACAGTAATGCCCGCTGAAAATGTTTTTGATGGTATCCGGGATGTAGCTTATGACGTTGTAACTAATTCAATGGGCTACTCTGCAACATGGCTTCCATCTGATAGCGAAGATGGCGCCGAACCATTAACGGCAAGAGTTCTTTTTAATAAACCTACGGAAAGGGAAAAATTGGACGGTAGAGAATACGATCCGTTTAAATACACTATGGAATATCGCGCGGACGGTTTTCCTGGATTAAAAGGTAAGGTAGATCAGAGTGCAACTGAGTTTGTAACAATTTCTGGTAATGAATTTTATGTAAGGCAGGTATTAACGAAGTATGACGGTAACACATTGATTGCTGAGTTAACGCCCCGGAATATTTGATTGAAATAAATATTTGATGTGGACATTGGTAACCTGGAAATACAGATCGCAAATTACCTCCGGGATAATTTAACGCCCCTGGGTTTTGATGCGGTCCCATTGCCGGAAACCGAATCCGAATTTCTAAAGCCATTTATCCGGGGAAAAGTAACCGTTGCCTTTACCGGAGAAAAGCCCGCTACTGTTCAGAGTATTAATTATGTGTCGCAGCATGTAACCTTAACGTTTACCTGCAGTTTACAAAGCAGGTTTTTAAGGGGTGAAAACGGGATACATAAGCTGGCTGAACTCGTAAAAAAAATTTTGATAGGGTATGAGCCCACTGATTGTGGCAGATTGTATTACACCAGCCATGATTTTGTAAAATACGATAGTGGCATTTGGGAACACGCGGTTGATTTTGAATGTAAAACTTTAAGGGTTCAGGAAATATTTGAACCGGAAACAGCAGCCCCAATAACAGATATAAAATTGGATGAAAGCTTTGGATAAACAATACACATATACGGATTACACACCTTCCCGGTTTAGCCACAAAGGCATTGAGTATGCACTTTATCCGGAAGAAAAGTATTTTTTACCAGATACCGGTTACGTTCGCGGACTTATCGCACAGGGTAAATTGGTTGAATACCTTCCTCCTGTTAAAAGTGCATCGGAAGCACCAAAACCAACTTTTAATAAAAGAACTAAAAATATTGCAAAATGAGTTACTTGCACGGCGTAGAAGTTATTGAGATCGAACAGGGTTCCCGGCCCATTTCTGTTGTAAAATCAGCCGTTATTGGTTTGGTTGGTATTGCTCCTATCGGTACGGCGCAAACGCCAATCCTCGTATCAGGCGAAAGGGATGCCGCGCAATTCGGTAAAAAAATACCTGGATTTAATATTCCCCAGGCGCTGGATGCAATTTTTAAGCAGGGTGCAGGCACCGTTATTGTGGTTAATGTTTTCAAAGAATCAGACCACACTACGCAGGTAACCGATGAAGCGAAAACGGTAACCGATGGCAAATTAGCACTATCAGCCGCCCCTATTGGTGCGGTTACTATTAAAGATTCAGATGATGCGGTGGTTACTTTTGTTAAGGACACGGATTACACCCTGGATGAATTTGGGAATTTTACTGTTATATCAGCCGCCATCGCCAATGGTACAGCGCTGAAATTCACATTTAAGAAATTGAACGGCGCGGGAGTAATAGGAACCCACATTATTGGAACGGTTGATTCCGGTACTGGCGCCCGCACAGGTATGAAGGCCTGGGATCTTGCATTTAATTTGTTTGGGTTCAAGCCTAAAATTTTAATAGCTCCTGGCTATTCTACAGTTTCTGCTGTTGCTGTGGAAATGATTTCAATAGCCGATAAATTACGTGCTATTGCTTTGCTTGATGCCCCTTATGGTACAACTGTTTCCGAAGCTATTGCGGGCCGTGGTGTAGCTGGTGAAATTAATTTCAACACCAGCAGCAAACGTGCTTACTTGCTTTACCCATATTTGAAAGCATATGATGAGGCAACGGATAGCAATATTGATTTTCCATACTCATCTTTTATGGCTGGTGTTATCGCCGCTACGGATAATGCCGATGGCTATTGGAATAGTCCATCAAATAAGGAAATAAAAGGCATAGTAGGGGCTGAAAGGGATATTACAGCAGGTATCAGTGATGTCACCAGCGATGCAAACCTGTTGAATGAAAAAGGTATTACTACCATCTTCAACAGCTTTGGTACCGGCATACGTACATGGGGTAACCGGTCCGCCGCGTTTCCTACATCCACCTTTCCTGATAACTTTCTATCTGTACGACGCACAGCGGATGTATTACAAGAAAGTGTGGAGCAGGCATCATTACAGTTTATTGATAAACCGGCTAACCAGGCGCTGATTGATTCCATCCGTGAGACAGTGAACGGGTTCATTCGTGTATTGGTGGGCCGCGGAGCGCTGGTTGATGGGAAATGCATATTCGATCGCAATAAAAATACCAATGAAGAAATTGCCGCGGGGCATCTGGTATTTGATATTGAATTTATGCCGCCCACCCCTGCTGAACGCATAACCTTCAACAGCTTTATTGATTTAAACTTGTTGAAAGTATTGCAATAAACTTAATGTTTATTTTTTGCAGGAATAAGACTATTTAAAATCACTTAATTATAAAAAATGTCCACTAAAATCAGTATCAACAGGGTAACCAACGCCAACGTGTGGATTAACGGAAATTCATATTTGGGCAGAGCTGAAGAGGTTACGCTTCCGCAGATCAAGGCAAAGATGAGTGAACATAAGGGATTGGGGCTATTGGGCGCTCTGGAATATTTTTCCGGAGTGGATAAGCTGGAAGCTAAATTTAAATGGAATTCTTTTTACCCTGATTTGCTTAAGATGGCCGCAAACCCATATCAGGCGGTTAAGGTGCAGGTACGTTCCAGCCTTGAAACTTACGAAGGTGGAAGCCGCATTGCACAGGCTGCGGTAGTGGTATATTTTACCGGGCAGTTCCGTGATCTCCCTTTAGGAACTTTTAAACAACAGGATAACGTGGAGTTGGAAAGCAATATGAGCTTAACGGCTTGTAAGCTTGAGATTGATGGCGTTGAAATTGTTGAAATTGATTTGGAATCAAATATTTATAAAGTGGATGGTGAGGACCTTCTGGCTCAATACCGTGCAAATCTGGGCATATAAATTTTTGGTCTTATTTCTTTAGTCGCCTGGGGATTAAGACCGGCATCATATTAATTTATGATGCCTTTTTTTTAACGGCGATATTTAAAACAAATAAAATTTTTCAATTATGGGCGAAACAGCGACTAAAATTTATCCTACTGCAGCAGATGCGGAAGGATGGTATTATGAGAATGAAGACGACGAAGGGGCAGGTATCTTGACTAAAATGTATGATAATGAATCTCGGGTTAAGAAGGTAGAACTTTCAAAAAATCGTACTGCAATCATCCGGGAATTGCGTGGTAGGGATTTTAATGTCATCCAGGATATAATTGGCGGCGAAAGTCGCATATCAATGGAAGCCGCTACAATGTCTTTATCGGTAAAAATTAATGATGAAGGCTATCCTCCTGAATTTTTCATGGATGATTTAAAGCTTTCTGATTTTTCAAAGTTATTAATACCGGTAGGCAGGTTAAATTTTTCATAAGCCGTAAAGAAATCGCCTTTACGGCACACTGGTATGGGCAAAGCCCGATAATAGTTGAGGCGTGGACATGTACAGAAATTAGAAGGTGGCATAATGAAGCGGTGGCGCTGCACAACCATATTAATGGGAGTGATTCACAGGGTAGTTGATAATCCTTTTTAACAAATGGTAAGCCATATAAAACACGCCATAGATTGTATACCATCCGGAATACCAAACTACGCCATAAGCTAAGAGTTTAAACCAAAAGTTGTTGGAGTAGTTGATAATCAATAAACAAACCGCTGTTGTAACAACCGCAGAAATAATGAATTGTATTTCAAGCTTGAATAATGATTGTTTCATACTGTAAATATAATAAACAAAATCTATAATGGCAAGTGCTACAACTATGCTGGGATTGGCTTTGGTGCTAACTGCCAACACAGGTCGGGCACGTGGTGAAATAAACAGTTTTACCCGGTTTATGGCGGGAAAACTAAAAGAAATGCATGCCAGCGGTCAGAAGATGGTTGAGCAAGGGAAGGCTATAAGGGATAGCGGATTAAGTGATATTAAAACGGGCATTGCCGCTATGGCTCCTGTTGTTGGTTTAGTGAAAAAGGCAATGAATTTTGAAGATGCTATGGCGGATGTGGCCAAGGTTGCAAACTTGGATAGGGCATCTACAGAGTTTAAGGGACTTTCTAAAGACGCACTTGAATTAAGTAAATATTTAAATAAAGATGCTTCTGAAGTAGGACAATTATATGCTTCTCTTTTAGCCGGTGGAACAGCAAAGGAAGAATTGAAAGCCGTGGCGAAAATTGCCGGGGAGGGTGCAATAGCATTTGACATGAACGCTGAAGCAACAGGTAATGCATTCATGACCATGAAGAACGCATTAAACATTAGTGTTGCTGATACCAAAAAAGCGTTTGACGCTACCAATGCCATCACCAATAAGTTTGGTGGTCGTGCTTCGGAAATATTGGAATTCATGTCCCAGGGCGGAGCCTCTGTTGCACGCACATTAAAGGCAACCGCTCCCGAGATGGAAGTATTTGGCCGTGCCTTAATGAAAAGTGGTGTTTCGGCAAGCGAAGCAGGTACAGTAATGCAGCGGTTCCGTTTGGGATTGTATAATAATGCGGAAGCTTTAAAAATATTTAATAAAGCCGGTGGCGGCGGTGAAGGGATGGCCGCAGTATTTGAAGTGGCCAGGAAAAGCGGAGATCCTTTTAAATGGTTTAAGGAGCATAAATTTGGACAGTATGCCTCACAGATGGCTTTAATGTCCGGGAATATGAACCAGCTCCGCGAAATGATGCAGTTCGTTGGAGATGAACAAAATTATTTGGGATCCGCGAGCCAGGAATTTGAAAATAGGACTAAGACTACTTCTTTTCAATTAGGCAGACTTTTGCAAACATTGAATGCGCTTGCAATACAGTCTGGAGGTACATTATTGTCTTCAATCACTACAATTGCTGAATCATTGGCCCCTATAATAGAAAAAGTAACAAAATGGGCTGGGGAAAATCCTAAACTGGTTAAGAGTATATTGATAGCTATCGCGGCATTTGGAGGTTTAAAAATTGCCACTGGCATTTTTAAAATGACTTTTGGTACACTTTTCCAAACAATCGGACAAAGTAAAAGAATATGGGCTGTTTTAAGTGATCAATTAATAAACGCCCGTTATTATTTCATTTCTTTTGGTCAATGGATTAGAGGCCCTTTTATTTCCGGAATCACAAAGTTTGGAGGATTATTAAAGAGTGGGTTCCTTACTGCGTTTTCTTCCATTGGCAAAGCTGTTGGCGCCGCATCACGGTTTTTACTGGCAAATCCCATTATTTTAATTATTGCGGCTATCGCTGCTGCAGCTTTTATTGTATATAAGAACTGGGATACAATAAAGGCTTGGTTCATCCGGATGTGGGAAGTTGTAAAGAAATCATTCAAAGCTGCATGGGACTGGATAAAAAATATGTTCCTAAACTATACGCCACAAGGTTTAATCATAAAACACTGGGATAAGATTAAGGAGTTTTTTACCGATACTTGGCAGAAAGTGAAAAATATCTTTTGGGGTTTTGTGGATTGGGTGAAGGGATTAGGCAGCATGTTTTTTGATTTGGGAAAAAATATTGTCAGCAATATATGGGAGGGCCTAAAAACGTTGGCCACCAGCCCCATTAAATGGTTGTTTGAAAAAGTTAACAGTTTGGTGCCTGACTTTTTTAAAAATAAGAATACCACAATGAAAGTTGCTCAAACGGTTTCTGCAACCATGCAGCCTATTGCGCAAATGCGTATGCAGCCAATTCCCATAAATGGTAATGGCATGAGTATGCCCCAGCCAACTATGATTTCAAGCAGTCGCGTAGGTGGAACAACCAATTTTGCACCAGTGATAAATTTAAGCGGTGGCGCAACCCAGGCTGATGCTAATATTATTACTGATACAATGAAAAAGCAATTTGATAAAATGTATAAAGATCGTGAAGCGCGTAAAGACAGGTTAAGATTTTAGCCTACAGCTTTACGCTTAACAATTCCCGGCCAATGGCGTGCAGCCCTTCCTCAATTTTCTTTTTTTGATTTGGTCCCGCAATGGCATGCCCCCCCTTGTATTGTCGCAAAAGTGAAGGGTTTAGCCCCACTTTTTTGGCAAAGCCGCTTATATCTAACATTCCAAAATGCCGGAAAATGCTGGCAATATCATATTTGTAAACAAAGGCAATATTACCCTGGTTGTAGGCGGGCGGTAAAGCTTCTTTGCTTTCTTTGTAAGCATCCACCATATCTTTTAACACGCTTTGCAAATCCGCTTTAGCTTCCTCAATAGTATCGCCATAGCTGGTTAAGGGTAAGGTATCATCCTGCACATAAATGCCAAAGCCGGTTGAGGATGCTTCAATAATTGCGATCACTTTTTTTGTTTTCATGTTGTCGCTTTTTTGCAGGGCTTATTTAAGCCCCGCCATTTTTAATATTTTATTTGCCGTTCCCGTAGGCACTTCTTTGGTGCCATGTTTTCCTACAGGAATTTTACCGGGTTTGGTAGGGTGGGCATAAATATGATGCCCTGATGTACGTTCTATAAACCATCCATCCCGTTCTAACTTTCGCTGTAGTTCTGAAAATTTCATTAGGGTAAGGGTTGTTTTGTTTAACAAAGATAACGTTTTCGTTATAATCTGCAAATAGGTATTATAACGTTTTCGTTATCATTTGTCATAATTCATATTATTTTACCCCCTGCCTAAATCCCGGCTATTCAAAATGCTGACGATGTTGGAAAATTGCTTATGTTTTTTCAATTGGGTACAGCAGTATATGATGCCATCCGCAGCCCGGAAAGCTGGAATGTTTCCGGCAATGAAGCCTCATATGCAGAGCATGCCTTAATTGAAGGAAAACCGCGCCTGCAAAAAACTGGTGACACCCTTGAAGAAATCAGCCTTACTATTAAGCTATTCGCCTCTTATTGCAACCCGTCCCAGGAATTGAATAAATTAAATGAAAGCAAAACCACGGGTGAGATTCTTCCCCTGGTGATGGGGAATGGTGAGTACCGGGGAGATTATGTTATTGCCAGCGCTAATTATACCATTGATACCACGCTAAAGGATGGTACCATTATAGAGGCTACCGTTACTTTACTATTAAAGGAATTCATAGGCATATCAAAACAGGAAGTTCTGCAACAGGCAGCCAGAAAAAAAGCATTTGCTGTGGGGGATAAAAAGCCAATCATCAGGCAGCCACCACAAAAAGATAATGAGTATGCAGGAGCGGCAAAAGATGTACAAGCGGCCAGTGCGCAAACAGCACGGATTGACAACCTGGTAAGTGAGTATGAGAACAATCCTTCCCGCCGAGATCAGATTGTAAAGGAAATTGATGAAGCAAGCAAAAAGGCAAATAAGGCATTGAATGATTTCAATAGCAAAATGGCTCAAGCTGATGCAGTTCGCACCAAAGCCACCAATTTAATTGCATCTGTGGCTTATGTTGTCAGCATGCTTGCTGCAATAGATTCTGTATTACCTCCTTCAAATATTGCTGATTTGCAGAACGCAAATACTTTTTTACAAAGCGGCGTGCGAAGCATGAACCGAAATGCTACGGCTGTATTTTTCCCGGTAATAACAAGGAGGCGCAATGGCTAACACGCAATACATATGCACAGAAGGTGATCGCTGGGACAATATATCACAAAAGGCATATGGCAGCCCTATACTTGCCCATGTTATAATTGCCGCCAACCCTAAAGTATTTATAGAGGAAAGGCTTACAGCCGGCACCGTACTGGATATTCCCATAATTGCCGAAACAGAAACTAAAACAGATTTACAGTTATTTCCTCCTTGGAAACGTCCTGAATAATGGAATTTGTTGGATCACCATATATTAAAGTGCTGTATAATAGCAGGGATATCACTGAAGATATTTCTAAGCATTTATTATCCATACAGTACAGTGATAAAACGGAAGGGGAATCCGATGAGTTACAACTTTCTTTAGAAGATAAAGACCGGCTTTGGCAAAACGAATGGTACCCCGAAAAAGGAAGCACACTTTCCGCGGAAATTGGTTATAAAAACGGGTTGAAACTGGATTGCGGGTCCTTCATGATTGATGAAATCGAATTATCCGGCCCTCCGGATATTGTTAATATTCGCGGGCTGGCTATTGGCATCCATGGAAAATTGAAAACCAAGAAAGGCGGCCGCAACCATGAGGGGAAAACGCTTTCTGAAATTGTGCATACAGTAGCTGCGGTGAATAATTTTACTGTCCAGGGAACGATTGCAAATATTAGGTTTGGAAGAATTGCCCAACACAGGGAAAATGATTTGCAATTTCTTTCCCGCCTGGCCGCTGAGTATGGCCATATCTTCAGTATTCGTGGTAAGGTTTTGATATTTACCCGTACTGATTCTCTTGAAGAAAGAAATGCCTCAATCATTTATGATCGTTCTGATCTGATTAGCTATTCAATCAAGGACAAAACATCTGGTATCTATAAAAGTGCAATAGTAAAATTCCATAACCCCGAAACAAAACAAGTATCTGAACATGCAGAAACATTCTCCGCAGACACGGCAACAGATGATGTTTTGGAAATTAAAACGAAAGCTGAAAACAAGCAACAGGCTGAAGCAAAAGCAAAGGCGGCGCTTCATCGTGCTAATACATTAATGCAAACCGGTTCTATTGCTGGTCCCGGACATGTGTTAATGGTAGCTGGAAATAATATTGAATTAACCGGATTGGGGCTTTTAAGTGGTAAGTATCATATATTAAACTCAACCCATAATATTGATAAGTCGGGCGGCTATACTGTAGATGCGGAAATTAAAAAGGTTGGTACCATACCTGCAATAAAAAATAAAACGAATAAAGTACAAAAGCCCAAAACCACTGTTATTCCTACGGTGCCTAAAGCAAATTTAGCTACGTCTTCTTTTCCTACAGTTGATTTTAATCTATTTCAAAAACCAGAAGGATGGCAGTCTTAAAGTTCGGGCTGATATGCGATGTGGATGCGGGTAAGGGGATGGCGCGGGTATATCTCCAGGAGGATGATGTAACAACCAATTGGATTCCGATGAGTGTGCCTAAAACCTTGAATGATAAATGGTCTTTTCCATTTGATATTAATGAGCATGTTTGGTGTATGATGGATGAGCACAATGAATTTGGGGTGATTGGCGGAGCCATTTATAATACGACAGATAAACCAGATGCCGCTGCTGTCGGAAAATTCAGGGTTGTATTTGCCGATAAAACGGCTATTGAATATGACAATAATGCTAAAATTTTGACTATTGATTGTGTGGGTGACATTAAGGTAATAGCGAAGAATGTTGACGTGGAATGTGAGCAGGCAAATGTAGAAGTTTCAGGCGCTGCAACTGTAAAGGCCTTGACCGTGGAAATAGAAGGAACTACAACCGCAACAATGAAAGCCCCGGTGGTTAACATTGATGCACCTGTTTCTAATTTTTCCGGCATAGTGGCTGTAACGGGCGCACTTACTGCAGCAACAATCGCAACAACGGGGGGAGGAGCAATTGAAACAGCAGGTCCCATTAGTGCACAAAGTATCGAGGCGGAAAGCATGGAAGCGGATAGCGCGACAATTGGCGGCAAAGATTTCTTAACGCACACACATACGGCACCTTCCGGAGGCGGTGCAACATCACCTCCGCTTTAATTACCAAAAATTGGCAACTTGGCGGCATTATCACAAATAAAAAGTTCAGATTGGCAGTTTTCAACGTTAGGCGTTGGCGCTGTTGCTGAAGGCTTGTCAGATGTGCGCCAATGTATTGATCTTGCATTAAGAACTACTCCGGGTACGGATCCCCTTCGTCCGCAATTTGGCAGCAATATTTATCAGTTTGTTTCCAGGCCTGTAAGTACAGCGGTGCCTGGTATCATAAAAGCGATAATTGAAGCAATTGAAATGTGGGAACCCAGGGTTCAGGTTCAAACTGTTACCCATAGCCTGGATACAACGGATAATAAATCGCAACTTAAGTTTCCAATAACATACAAGCTTACCGATGATGATTTGATTGATACCATTACCTATACATTAGGACAGGGTACGGACGCGGAAGCCGGCACAGGGCATATCATATTACAGGCTATTATCCCCGCGGCTCCCGGCGGATCAAAATACTTTCTGTCATTTATTGGAAATGGAAATCCTGTTTTTCCCAATTTCCCTTCAGCCGGTTTTGCATCTGTGTATGATTTATATAACTGGGTTGTGGCTAACTGGGCAGCATATGGAACATGGTACCTGGCAAATGATAAAATCATCCTGTATTTAAAAAGTGGTGTATTTCAAACTGCATCCCTTGATGCATACACTACTATCAATTACGCATTTGCCGCTGCTATTCCGGATAAAGAGATTGAGGAATATTATGGGGTTGTATTTACATTCAATGGCAACCTTGCTACACCATTATTTCCGGCATATGAAGTGTATACCGCCGGCGAAATTCTTACATGGGTAAATAATAACTGGGGTGACTATGGCACATGGAGCATTGAGGGTAATAATCTGGTATTGACAACGCAGGGGCAGGCGACAATAACACTTAGTGTAGATAAATACAGTATTGGTGGCTTTTCTCTTGGTTTTTCAAATGGTTTTAACGCATAAATAAATGGCATTAATTAAACCGCAATTTGTAAGTGTAGATGCTGAGGCAATCATTAGTGAAATGGTTGCGGACTATGAAGCGCGTACCGGGAAAAAGCTGGCCCCGGCCCAGGTAGAGCGGTTACTTATTAATGCATTCGCTTATCGTGAATATTTATTGCGCACCGCGATAAATGAAACTGGTTTGCAAAACCTTGTGGAGTTTTCTACTTTCCCCGCTTTAGATTATTTGGGGCAACTACTTGGTGTTACAAGGCTTGCAGCATCGAGGGCAAAAACAACCCTAACCTTTAATTTGGTTCCTGGCCATACTGGAATTTTAATACCTGAAGGTATCAGGGTGCAAAGTATTGACGGCAAGGCCATTTTTATAACCGTGGAGCCTAAAACCGTAGCCACAGGAGTTTTAGCCACCGCAATACTTGCTGAGTGTACTCTTGATGGCGTGATTGGTAATGGATATGAAATAGGACACGTTTCTGTAATTCTTGATCCGCAGCCATATATATCCACAGCAGTAAATGCAACTGCTACTGCAGGTGGAGCGGATGAGGAATCAGACGAAGCCTTAAGGGACCGGATAAAACTTGCCCCGGCTTCTTTTTCTAATGCAGGAAGCAAAGGAGCATATGAATTTTTTGCAAAATCGGCACATCCTTCAATTATAGATGTGGCAATTACTTCGCCGGATCCCGGAGACGTAAAAATATTCCCATTGCTGGAAGGGGGTGAAATACCATCTACGGAAATAATTGATGCAGTAAAAGCGGCGTGCAATCCTGATAAAAGGAGGCCGCTTAGTGATACGGTTTATGTCGAAGCGCCTACTAAGATTGATTATGCCATTGAAGTTGATTTAATACTACTTAGCGATGCGCTTCAGACAAATATTGTTAATGAGGTTACGGATAATCTTCAGGCATATGCCAATGAACGAAAAAGGCGACTGGGTGTTGATGTGGTGATTAACCAGATTATTAAGCAGGCTAATATTGAAGGCGTATATAAAGCCACCGTAACGGCTCCGGAATCTGATATTGTTGTTGATGAAAACGAGTTTTCAAACTGTACTTCAATTACAGTAAACGTAACCGGTAGCAGTGATGAGTGACAAATTCAATAGCGTATTGGCGGATAGTATAAAGGATATTCCGCATTTGCTGCAGTTTGATCTGATGGCTAAAAAAAGGTTGGATGCAATTCAGTTGGATGCGATTTTAATTTATTTGATTGATACCGTTTCGGCCAGTGCTTTACCTTTTTTGGCTGCCCAATTTGATGTATTGGGTTTTAAAGGTATGCGGCTGGCAACAACAGAGCAACAGCAACGGGAGGTAATAAAACGCGCCATTGAATTACACCGGTTTAAAGGAACAGTTTGGGCGGTAAAGGAAGCATTAAAAACGATTGGGTACCCCGATGCTGTATTAACTGAACATGTGGGGGCTGGTGCTAACGGTTGGGCGGTTTTTCGCATTGAACTCAATGCGGGGGATAATGTGATTTCGGCGACAATGATTGAAGAAATTGTAAAAATGGTGATGGAATATAAGAACGTCCGTAGCCATTTGGAAGATATTTCTTACCAGGTCTTTTTTGATGATAGCATTATCCTGACTGATGCAAGTGTCGAAAATCCTTCCGTGGATGATTCTGATGCCTTGGTGATTGGGGGAGATTTCAGGTACAACGGGGAGGAATATTATAACGGAAGCAGAAATTATAGTTTGGATACTGACATTCTTACAATTGAAATTATTACATAATGGACAAAGATTCAATTATAGTAAAAGGTAGTTTTTCGATGCAGGTAATTGAAGCTGCAACGGGCAAAGTGCTGGAAGATTACCAGGATAATAATTTAGTGGTTACCCTGGGAAAAACCAATACTGCAAAGCTGCTTGCCGGGGATGCAGCGGGGAAGATCATTAGCAAAATTTCTGTTGGTACAGGCGATGCTGATCCTATTATTACAGATACAGGACTTACAGGAGCCTATACAAAGGCTATTACCAGCTATACATTCCCCGAATCCAATTCAGTATTGTTTAGCTGGTCCATTGATAACGCGGAAGCCAATGGTATGAGTATAAAGGAATTTGGGCTACTGACAGCCGACAATGTGTTGTTTGCGCGAAAAGTGAGGAGTGAGATTGTTAAAACATCCGCGGTGCGGCTTGTAGGCACCTGGAAAATAATTATCAACTAATGGCAAATTTAATTGAGGACATACTTTGGGAAGCGGGTATTTACCAGCTTGAACAAACTGATTTGGTAATTGGTGGAGAAGATGGTATATCCAATACTCAGGCCAAGCAGCTTGCCAACCGCACTGCCTGGCTGAAAGATAAAGTAGGCGTAATAACCCATTTTGATGATTTTGCGCCTGTAGCGGCTACCTCCACGCTGGATGATACTGTAATTGGAAAAGCGGTTATTATTGATGCCAACAACGCAACTATTGCCATTACATTACCCCCTGCTTCGGGTGTGCGTAATGGTAGCATTATCCCAATAACAGCCATCAATGTAAATAAGTCCCAGGTTGCGGTAAGTGCACCCGGAGTCACCAAAATAAAATATGGGGGTACATTGTACCAAACCATTTATTTGGATGAGGCTGAACAGATTTGGCTTATTACTAATGGTAGTGATTGGACGCTGATGCCGCTAAAATTTGCAATGCAAAATGTTGGTGAAATATTTTATTCATACCGTGTTCTGCCTGGTACGATTGCTTTACATGGACAATTGGTAAACCGGGCAGATGAAGCAAGGATATGGACGTTTGCAAATGATCCCGCCGGCGCTACGTCCTTAGTTACGGAAGTTCAGTGGTTTTCAAGTTTAAATTATCGGGGTTTTTTTTCAAAAGGCAACGAGAGTACAACCTTACGCCTTCCGGATCTGCGGTCCCAATTTATACGGGGGTTGGATAGTTCCCGTGGGTTGAGCTATGGCAGAACCTCCAGCGCTGCGGGTGGATATGAAGCCGATAACAATAAATCGCATAATCACACCTATCGCGACCGGTATTATCCGGAATCCGGTGGCGTAAATAGCGCCCCCCAAAGGGAACAAATGCCGAATAATTATAACAACAAATTTGGCAGCGGTGATACCGATAATGACAACACGCAGTGGTTATATTATGATAGTAATAGCGGTTCATCCGGCGGAACTGAAGCGGTAAGTAAAAACATTGGTTTAATTCCTTTAATGCGGAAATAATATGTCTTTTCCAACAGAAACATTTGAAACCACTACGCTTTTGCGTAATTATATCCAGTCCAAAATTGTAGAAAATAATGAGCGGGGTATTAAGGAGGAGCATGTCAATAATATATTCAATTCTATGTTGGATTTTATTGTAGATATACCTGATGACTATCAGAATGGTATTGCTTTTAACGAAGGGATTGTTACCAACGACTTAATTACCGGTAAAAGTGGGGGTCAAACTATTAAAGGCGGGACTTCTGTCAGTGAGAATCTTACACTTACATCTACAGGTCACGCCACTAAAGGGAAAATACTTTTTGGTACAAGTGCGTATGATGAGGTGAATAATAGATTGGGGCTTAGAGTTACCTCACCATTAGAAGCAATTCATGCAGAAGGTAATATATTATTAACTGGGGACTCGAATAACGATATAATTTTTGAACCGAAAACGGGAACAAGTACCGGCAAATCTTACGGGCTTGGTTTTAGGTCTGTAAATAATAGCATCGTAAGAGCAATAGTGAAGCTTGTTGGGAGTGAATTTCAGATAGGTGGAACAGGTGGCGGTTATATCCCCGTTTTCTACTCTCAAGGGGGAGAAGCTGCACGATTCTCCACAGATAGATATTTTGGCGTTGGTGTAACAAACCCGAGTGCAATCGTGGACATTGCAGCTTCAACGACAGCCAGAGCCTCACTGCGTATAAGGACAGGTGTTGCTCCCACTTCGCCAAATGCCGGGGATGTTTGGTATAACGGCACAAATCTTTATTTCAGAAACACAACAGACAGCATAGATTTATTGGCTTCAGGTCCTACCTATACTTTCGATAATGGGTTGATGGATTTAGGGGATGGGGTTGTAGGATTAAGCGGGGATTTGTCCACTTATGGCGGCATCTATATAACTGGAAGTGATGCGGGTGCAGTCAGCATGACGGGATTAACTACATTAGATTTTAGCGGCAATGATAATTTCACCTTCGCGACTACTGGTTTTACTTTCAATTTATTTGGAACGCAGAATTTAAGAATTGGTAATAATGCATCTGGTGGTTATCAAATGAGTTATGAGTCTGGTCTTATGTCATTAAGAAGTGGAAGCAATAGCGTTAGGCATGAATTAACCAGTACATCCTACATGATAAAGAAAGGTTCCGTTGGAGATTTTGATTTTATTGTCAATTCCAATGAGGATGCTCAAAATACATTTATTAAGGTTTACAATACAATTGCCCAAACATCAACCTTTTTGTTTGGTATTGATTCCACCAACGATAACATTATTCTTTACGAATCCGGGGATTTTAAAATCAAATATGGTACCTCACCAGGCAGTACTGCATTAACAATAGATGCGGAAGGAAATGTAGGTATCAAAGTAGCTCCCATCGCTGCATTGCACCTGCCCGCTTCAGATACTACAAGGGCGCAATTGTGCTTAACAAGCGGCGTGGCTCCCACCACTCCCAATGATGGGGATGTTTGGTATGACGGAACTAATGTATACATGCGAATTAGCGGTACAACTAAAACGTTCACACTGGCATAAACTATAAAAATGAAAATAAGTTTTAACAAACCCATCCTGCATTTGGATGGTGTCTCGGCAAAAGATGAAAAAGGGGAACCAATTACCCTGGGTAAGCAATTGGCTATACAGCTTTCGCAACTCACAAAGGGCGATGCCTTTAAAATGTTTGACTGGTCCAAAAAGATGTATAACGGGGAAACGCTGAATCTTGACCGAAGCGACACACAACTATTAAAGGAAACCATTGAAAAAATGGAAAACATCACTGTGTTATTTAAAGCACAGCTTTTGGAAATCTTTACCGCTAATAATCCTGACAGCAACGCGGAGTAATCATTGATCTCATTAAAGTGTTTATGATGGAATCAGAACAATTAGAGTTACGGGATATACGCACAAAGGTTACCAGCATTTTACAAATCTTAAAAGGCCACGAGTTGAATAAGGATGATAAAGGGGTTATTGGGGTAATAACCGATCATGGACAGCGATTAGCAAAGCTGGAAAAGCTTAAGGATAGATTGGTTGTTATTCTCATAGTTATGGCTGTACCTGCATCTGGTGGGGTTTGGGATGCACTTAAAACCCTGGTGTCTCTTTTAAAATAATACTATGCGAATTGTACTGTGCATCATTATAGCCGCTTCATTCACTTCCTGCATATCGCAAAAGAAGTGCAATGATCGCTATCCACCTCAGATTGAGACAAAGGATAGCATAATTGAAAAAGAGGTGATTGTTTATAAGGATACAACGATCACCATTCCCGGTGACAGCGTTAGGATCCATGATAGCATTCCATGTCAGGATGTGGTATATCACAGAGAAGTAAAATCCAAATCGGGCAGGACCAGTGCCACCATTGATATCAATAATGGCAAAATTGACGTGGAATGTAAAACGGATAGCCTAAACAGGACAATTGATAGCCTGGCAAACATCATTAAAACAAAAGAAGTTCACCACTCACAAGTAACAACCATTTCTGTTCCGGTAATAAAATATAAAACACCAAAATGGTGCTGGTGGTTATTGGTTATTAACCTGGTTTATGTCATATGGCGATTCCGCAAACCAATTATCAAAACAGTAAAATCAGCAGTTATGAAATATTTCCTTTTTGCATTTATCATTTCCATGTTTCTTTTTTCCTGTAGCAATAAGCCAGACAATGAAATTAAAGGCACAGATTCCACTCATACCGGCTGGTATATGGGAGAGAAAGTTTTTACAAAATATGTAACCATTTCACCAACCTACGGGCAGGCGGTACATTATGCCGTGAAAGACGGGTGGATACTTAACCTGTGCATTGGTGTTTTGCTCATTGCTGTAATAATAGCTATTCTAATTTTAGGTGCTAAGAATCTTCTCCCCGGTCATGATCCCGCACGCTATACCAATTATGTAATGTTTGTGATTGGCGCCGCGGCGCTTCTTTTTATTTTTCCGAAGCCTGGCAATATCTGGCTTAATAATTCAAAGCAAATTGAAAAGTCTGTTTATGAATACCATATGACCAGAGAAGGGAGTACAGAAATAATTTGGGATAGCCTATATATGAACAACAGATTGGTTGGAGTAAAGCCGCCTAAAAAAAATGATTGAGATGCAGATTACATATTTCGTTATCTGCATAATTGAGGCAAAGCTGGAACAGTTTGTTATTGCCGGTAAGCAGATTGATGTGTCCCAAAGCATAGATAGGTTGGAACATCAATGGAGCGCTGTTTATTCGATTTCAGTGGGTGCGGCTATCGTTGGATTGACAGCATATTTTGCACAGGATTGGAGGTTATTGTTTTGTATGCCGGCTATGTTTCCAATCAGGAGAACGGGTTTTGATTTTTTGTTAAAGATATTCCGGGATAGGCCATGGCGATTGATTGAGGGAAATGGAACAATAGATAAAACTTCACGAAGGATATTCGGCCGAAAGGGAGGTTACATTGAATTATGCGTCTGCATGTCGCTGCTCATTGGATATAATTATTTACTCAAAAGGTTTTTATGAAACGATTAAAATACTTTCTTCAGCTCTTTGATGGCATATGGAGTGTGCCACTTGCCTTTTTTGGGTTTTGGGGATTAGGCGTCGCGTTATCCTTACTGGGGATGGCAACCGGCACCTATGATATTAGTTTTATTCAACCCCTGCTCCTATCGGCTGCTGTTGTTATCGGCGCTGCAAATATTGCTTTGGGAGGAATTTATTTTTCCTTCCGTGGGTTATATCGGTTCTTATATGGACAGAAGAGGCAGGATGGAACAAGAGTTAATTATTCAAAATTAAAATGGAAAAATCTTCAGTCGTGGCAACAGTTCGCAATATCCTTACTTGTTTTCTTCTCATTTTTTTGGGCAGTTGTAATAGTCTACCTGAAACTGGTGTAGTAGTTACAATGCAAGGGGATACGCTGGCAGAATTGCCGGCGGATACTATTATTGTTGTGCCTATACGTCCCGTAACAGTGGATACGGTTGTAATACGGGATACTGTTATTGCGTTCAGGCGTTGCGAATTGTCAGAGATTTATCTTTCCCAGGTAGGTGTGCGGGAAGCGACTGGCAGAAACGATGGCCCGCAGATCCGAATGTATTTGCGATCTGTTGGGCTGGGTGAGGGATACGCCTATTGTTCCGCTTTTGTGCATTGGTCCTTGGATAGCGCCGGCATACCCAATACCGTTACCGCCTGGTCACCATCGGCGCACAATGCAAAAAACATTGTTTGGACTGGTAAAAAATTTTTGAAGGATCCCGAACCAGGAGATGTTGGCTGTTTGTATTACGCATCTTTAAAACGCATTGGGCATACTTTCTTTTATCACAGGCAAATAAATAGCTCTGTATATGAATCGGTAGAGGCTAATACTAATGTAGCTGGCAGCCGGGAAGGTGATGGGGTGTACAAAAAAAAGAGATCATACAACGCAACTTATTCAATAACCAGGTGGAAATAAGCCACCACAAAATAATTATTTATGGAACAATACCCCGTAATTGGCAATCAGATTGCAAGGCAAATACACGTGGCAAAGACGCAGGCCTTTTGGTCGCTAACGCACCTGCCAGACGATTTTTACGCAACTACGCAAAAGTACCCGATACTTTTTTTTCTGCACGGTGCTGGTGAAATCGGAAACGAAACCGCAGACGGGTTAAAAAAACTACTGGTGCACGGACCCCCAAAACTAATCGGCGCGGGTGAAAAAATGCAGTTCATTAATCCGAATACCGGCAAACTTCAAAAGTTTATAGTGGTGTCTCCGCAGCGTAGTACAGTGTCATTTACGACTCCGGACCATGTCAATTACATTGTGGCAAATGACTCGCTATTGAAGGACAGAATTGACCTCGCAGCTATTTTTGTTACAGGCATTTCTTTGGGTGCAAAGTCAACATCTTTCTATTTTTTTGACCAAAGGGACGGAGATTTAGCGAGTACCGTGACTGCAGTAGCACCATTCTCAACTTACATGGCTGCAAGTGAGGAAGGTTATACGTTCAATAAGGCAATTGCAGCTAAGTTGCCGATATGGCTATTTTGCGGGGATAAGGATGAGACATGTACCGCTGACACAAGACGGATTTATAAGACAATACATGATGTTGCGCCAGATCTGATTGACCTTACTATTTATACCGGCGGGCACTGCTGTTGGACTGAACGGTATGACCCAAAATTCAAACAGAACAATTTGAACCTTTACGAATGGTTTCTATCAAAAATCAAAATAATGACTACAGAATTAAAAGCAGATGCCGGGGATGACCAAACAATTATGCTGCCATCTGAATCTGTTATATTAAGAGGCAACAATTCAACTGGTCCAGAAGGGTTAATACACGTTTGGAAACAAGTTTCTGGACCTGTGCAGGCGGTAATGAACAATCCATATTCAATAGGGGTTACTGTAACCGGGTTAACCGTTGCGGGTGAATATGCTTTTGACCTGATACTGACTGCACCGGATGGTAAAACGGAAATAAGCAGGGTAACCGTTACCGTATTGCCAGATCCTAATGCCGAGACAGGCATCACGCCTAAAGTGCTCTCTTCGCGCAAGGGGGTACTTGTGGTGGAAGGCCCAGCGTTGACCGAATCTACTGTGCTACGGCTGGGACTGGTGGATGTGGAATATAATGTGGTTTAA